TGGTAATATGTCAAGAGTTCAGAAATTCTCATCGATATCTCAATTTACAAGATCTTTTGATTTCACTTATCTCTCTGGATTTACCATGAAAGAATCACATAGACCTAACGGAACTGATGCTAGGGTTTCTACCATACTAGATGTTATGTATGATACAAATATTGCTCAGACATTAGCTTCTAAGGACGTTATATCATTCAGATACGTAGTAGATACATTCTCTGGACAAATTTTACCTAACTCTAAATATCAATTAAGTAGATTAGCAATGATTAGACAGCAATCGCTTGCTCTTATCAATGCGCCTTCTATGGAACAGTTTCAGAAGAGTACGGATCCTAGATTTACCAACGCACCTACAGCTGTTAATCCTTATCCAAGTTTAAATACTGCTTATATAGCTGACGGGGGTAACCTATCTTTAAATCCTTCATATACTTTCAGTTTACCTAGTGAAGCAGAGGGATCTAAATTTGCTGCATTCTACGCTCCTTATATCACTATCAGAGAATCTAATAGAAATATAAACGTACCACCAGCTGCTATGGTATCTAATAACTTTGTTAGAAAATTTGCTACTGGAGAACCTTATGCAATTATCGCAGGTCAAAAAAGAGGTATACTAAGCGGAGGCGGTAATATCGTGGGTGTTGAATATGACTTTACCGATGAGGACAGAGGAAATCTTGAACCATTCGGTATTAACCCGATCATCAAAAGAAGAGGGATTGGGGTAGTTATCTTTGGTAACCAAACTGCTTATCAACAAGTTAACTCTGCATTCAACTTAGTTCACGTAAGAGACCTTTTAATAAGTATCGAAACAGACGTTCAGTCAATTCTTTCTAACTACCTATTTGATTTTAATGACGATTCAATTAGACTTGAAATTAAAACATTAGTTGATAACTACCTAGATGGCGTTAGAGCAGGCGGTGGAATATACAACTACCAAACTGTTATGGATGCTTCTAATAACACTCCAGCAATCATTGATATGAATATGGGAATCATAGACGTTATCATCGAACCTGCTAGAGGTATACAGAAGTTCATAAATAGAATTACTGTTACCAGAACAGGTGGTATAGCAGCGGGAGGCTTTATTCAATTCGTATAATGCGAATTGGAGCCTTTTAGGCAACTAAGATAAATATAAACTGAATATGGCAGGACTATCACATTATCAAAATTCATTATCAGCAATAAACAAATACGAACCTGTTTATCTGAACCAGTTTGAGGTTACTATTATACCTCCTTCTGCTGTTGCGGGTGGAGAGATACTTCTTCAGCACGTGTCAAAGGTTGGTGGACTTACCTTAGATAAAAACCCAGGACTAACTACTCAAAAGTATAAGTTTGCTAAAAGAAATTATGCTGGAGCTAAACCTGATAATACCTATCTGGATTTAAGTTTAAGCTTCACAGTAAACTTAAATGACGACAACTCAATGTACGTTTTTAAAACATTGAGACAATGGAGTGATTTGATCTATAATCCATTAACAGGAGCAATGGGTCTTAAGAATGACTATACAGGTACTATCGTAGTTTCTATCTTTAATAAACAAGGAGACGTTTTCAGAAGAATAACATGCAGAGACTGCTATCCCACTAAGGCAATAAGTGAAATGAATCTTAATTACACCTCAACTGATATATTTAAAATAGATGATATGACTTGGGCAGTTGATTACTGGGATGATTTATTCTTATAAAAAAATAAAAAAATAAATGGCAGGTTTACCACATTATACAAACTCTAAAGCCGCGATAAACAACTACGAACCGGTATATCTTAACCAATTTGAGGTTTTGATCACGCCACCGTCGGGAATAGTAGATGCTAGCACGACTTTTAAAGGGGAATCAATTTTAGCTCAGCAGGTTAAATCTATAACTGGTTTGGCCGTAGATATTTTAGCAAACGGGAACGTTGAACAAACTTATAAGTTTGCTCAAAGAAGATATGCTGCAGGTGAGCCTACTACTAGTGATATGACATTAAGTATGGAATTTGAGGTTAACTTAAATGACGTAAATTCAATGAGTGTTTATAAGATACTTAGACAATGGAGCGACTTAATATACAATCCGCTAACAGGTGCGATGGGTATTAAAAGCGATTATGTTGGTTCTATGGTTATCTCGATATTTAATAAAAGAGGGGATGTTTTTAGAAGAATTAGAATACCTTCTTGCTTTATCAGTACTGCCATTAATGATATGCAGTTAGATTACGAAAATCCAGCTATCTACACTGTAACCACATCATGGATATGTGATTACTGGGAAGATTTGTTTATGTAATAATATATTTTAAATTAAATGCAAAAGGAGACGATTAATTTGTCTCCTTTTTTGTTTTTTGTTATATAATAAGAAAAACGATTAAATAATGGATAATAATATTTCACCAGAAGAGATTCTTAAGAGAAAGGAAATTGCGGGGGGTATAGAATATGATGATCCCCAGCCTATTGCAAAGGAAACCAATGTGGTGTCGCAGGTACAGGAGCTATCCGCTAGAACTGAACAAATTCAACAACAAGTTCAGCAGGCTATTCCCCAACCGGTTCAACCAAAGATCGATCAGATACAATATGATCAACAATTAGCTTCCTTAGGTAAAGCTCAAAGTGTAAATAAATCTATATCATTAGAGATGGGTTGGAAAAATATACCGGTTGGGATATTACCATCGGAAGGTAAATATTATCCGGACGGAACTAAAATTGCTATTAGAGCTGCTGAGGTTAGAGAGATAAGACATTTCTCCACAATCGATGAAGATGATCAATTGGACATAGAGGAAAAATTAACTCACATAATAGATCGATGCTCTCGGATGGAATTTTCGGGAGAAGGGGTGGTTTCTTATAAAGATCTTAAGCAAGAAGATAGATTCTTTATAATCATGGCTATTAGAGATCTTACGTTCGTTAAAGGCGAGAACTCTATTATCCTTAAGCCGCAAAAATCATGCAACCAAACACCAGAATGTCCCTTCAATGAAGGTATAGAACTCAGAACTGGCGTACTAAGTTCTTATGAACTTGACGAAAATATTGCTAAGTATTATAGTGAAGAGACCAGAGGTTTTGTTTTTACCATTAAAAAACTTGATAAGACTGTTGAACTATACATTCCTAGTATAGGGGTAACCCAGGAAATAACTTCATTCATAACAGAATGTGCTAAGAAAAATATTGATATTGATGATGGATTTCTTGATATAGCGCCTTTCATGTTTAGCGAATGGAGGGATCTAAATTTCCAAAGGATCCTTTCCAGAATGAGAGAAAGCGATTATTGGACCAAAGAAGAATTTAGCTTGTATTTTGAGCTTGCTCAGAAAATCAAAGTGGGAACGAAGCTAGAGGTAAAACAAAAGTGCCCAGTATGCGGTGATATGGAGGTCACCGCTAGAATAAACTTTCCCTACGGGATCAGATCTCTTTTCGTTATTTCAGATATCTTTAGAGAACTTCTTTGATATCAAGTTTAGATTATGGAAGGAGCATAGTCTGGATCCTGATTGGATAGAAAGCATACCTTTCTACGAATATCAGATATGGATAGATAAGCTCAATGATGCCATAGAAGTTGAAAATGCAGAGGCGAAAGCTAAAAGCGGGGTCAAAGAGTTGTTTAGTTTTGGTAAGTAATCTTATTAAGAAATATATAGAGATAATAACCAAATTAAATGGCAGATCCTAATCAAAAATTATTTTCCCAAATAGCCGACCTTGGCAGGAATATAAATTCTCTAGCTGAGTCTATTAAGAAAAATACTTCCGCTACAGAGTCCCTTATATCATCAACGGATAAATCTACAAAAAGCGAAAAGGAGTCAGCTACGACCTCTAATAAGGCTTCTACGGCTAATCCTAAAGAAAGTGAGAAGGGTGAAGGAGCAATAAAGGATCTTACCAAAGCTATCAGTGGACTACTTGGCGAGAAAGGCCCACTTATGGGAAAAATAGCAGAAATGGCAAAAGGATCTGTTTCTAAAGGCGGAGAAGGGCCAAATAAGGATTTCAGTAATATCGCGGGGGGATTAAAGGGAATAATTAAAGCATTTCAGGAAGGTGGGGTTGCTAAGAAAGAAGGCAAATATTTGGTTGGTGAAAATGGTCCGGAGGTAGTTAAGTTACCAAAGGGTGCTGGTGTTATCCCAATTAACGTTAAGGATCTAATGGAAGGATTAAAAAACGTTCCCGAGTTTAGTTCTCTTTTAAAGAATAGCAAAGAAGGTAGTCTAAACTTTTTTGGTAATCCAAGTGATCCGGGATTAATAGATTCCGAGGGCATAAATATGAATTTAAGTGGATTGCTTGAGAAGTATGAAGAAGCTCAGGATAATGCTAAAGACGATAATTCAAGAAAATCTACAGGTGAGATCGTAGAAACCCTATATTCGTTAATCGGTAAAGGAAAGGATGGAATAGATGGTGAGATTACTAAGATTGAGAAAGAGGCTTTAGATCTCGAGATAAAAAATAAATTGAGTGGGGAGGATCTAAATAATAGGAGTAATACATGGGTCGCTATATTAAAGAATTTATCTAAGGATAAAGATTATTATAATTCGCTAGCGGTAGCTAAAGCTAAACTTCTAGCTACGCAATCACTTATTAGCAAGGAAAAATCGGAGGATAAATCAGCAGAGCAAGTCTTAGGTAAATCGGATAAGAGCGATTCTAAATTAGAAAATCTACCGGATACTCTAGACTCTGGAACTAAAGAGAAAACCGATGAACTTAAAAAATCTGAAGAAGTAGTAAATCCTAAGAAGAGGAAAAAGGAAAAGAGTGCTGAGGAAGGTCCTAAGAAAGAGACTAAAGGATCTTCGCTACTTTCTAAAATAGGAGGAGGCGCAGAGGATGTTAAGAAAGAGACTAAAGTATCTTCGTTACTTTCTAAAATAGGAGGAGGCGCAGAGGATGCTTTATTTTCCGCTGCAGATAAAGCAACGGAAAGTCTTGGCGCTGCAAGTCCATTTGCTAAAAAAGGTCTCGGAGCTCTTAAAGGGGTTATAGATAAGAAAGGTGGATTAAAGGGTGTCTTTTCGAAGAAGGAAGAAACTAAAACTGATCTCGGTAAAAAGATTACTGAAACCTCGGCAGCATCTAAAATAGGTGAAACACCTTCTTTAGTAAATAACGTTAAAAAGCTTAACCCTTTAGCAAAGAAAGAAGCAGCTAAAGATAAGGAAGCACCAGAGGAAACAAAGGCAGCAGAAACAAAGCCATCCGCAGATTTAATGAAATCAGCTGCAGATAAATCTGGAACCGATAAAAAATCAGAAACACCAGCATCTGGTAATAATGGATTAGGAAGTAATAGTGATATGCAGGATATAAAAAATGCACTTACCAGAATAGCGGGACTTCTTGAAGGACCGTTAACAGTTTCAGCAATAGATCAACCATTTAGACCAGATTCTAGAAGGATCTAAAAAATATCGTAAAATATTTTTTTTCCTCGTACAATTTTATTATGTTTGCAGAAATTATAAACTAATGGAGTTATCTATACTATCACATTATTCAGGACGAGAAATAGTTTCAGAAGATTTTGATTTCTCCAATCCAGATTTCCTTAGCATAAATAATTGGAGCGTCAAAAAAATAGGAAAAACTTTTGACATTTCCTGGGATCATTCCGATGCCATTCAAAAAAGCCCATTGTATGGGGAAAATGCAAAGGCAATGAAAAACGATCTTATCTATTTACAAATGGCTAATACATGGGGAAAAAATTCTCACTGTAAAAGAATGCAGGTGGGATGCTTAATGGTAAAGGATAAATCAATAATTTCTGATGGCTATAATGGATCACCAACTGGATTTCCTAATATCTGTGAGGATGAGAATATGGCTACATTACCCTACGTCCTTCATGCGGAAGCAAACGCGATAACAAAACTTGCAAAGAGTACCCAAAGTTCCGATGGATCTACAATATATGTAACTCTTTCCCCCTGCTTTGAATGTTCTAAATTGATAATACAATCGGGAATAAAAAGAGTAGTTTTTTCAGAAGTTTATAGAAAACCAGATTCACTTCCATTTCTAATAGAGGCTGGAATAGAATTATATAAAATTAACCAATTTGACCAAATCTAAATATGCAAAAAGAACACAGAGAAGTAAAGGAGATTAAAGAGACAAACATTCAGACATTAGCAGAGGATTTCATTCTAAATAAAACAGACAAGTCATTCAGTGATTTATTTAACAGACTTAAACCTGGTGTATCCAACCATTGTTTTTTGATTCTAAAAAATATGGAATTAGCAGAGGATTCTTTTCTTAATACCATGTCCAAGATATGGCTAAAGATAGATCAATATGATATGGAGAGAGGTAATTTTTCCACATGGTGTTATAACATAGCAAGAAATGAATCGCTATTACTTCTGAAATCTAGAAAGAGATTAATAGCTCATGAGGATGGTGATTTAGAGTACCTTTCTTCTAAAAACACAATAGGAGAAATAGGTGGATTTTATACTATTGAGGATGATCCAGCATATGGATTCTTTAGCGAGGAAAATACCATTGACTCTGTTTATGAGTCCGTTTTAGATGAAATAAGATCTTTACCTGATACCTATAGAGATATTATGATTGACAGAGAGATTAATGGTATGAAATACAAGGACATAGCAGAAAAGTATGGCATTAAGAAAAGATCTATCGCTACTCGAATAAGAAGAGCAAGGGGTAGGATCAAAAAAAAGATGGAGGGGAAACATTAATGTGTAATTCTCATATAAAACATAAAGCAAAAATATGTGGCTAGCTATATTAAAATTTTTTAAAGTTTATAAAGATATCAAATTATATAGGGATTATCTTAAGATTATAAAAGAAGAGTTGGGAAAGTCCCCAATCTGGACAAGGAAGGGAATGAGAATAGATTGGTTTGGCCGAATCTATACTGTGGTAAATCTACCCCCAGAGGTTCTATTTTCTGCAGATCTACCAAAAGAAGCAAGACCTTCTTTTGTTATGAACGAGATAAAGCCCATAAATCAATACTTCAAGGCTATTAACATAGAGGAACTAATAACTCTATGGATAGAACCAATTAAAGGAACCGACGAGGAGTCCTACCTGGTAGTTTACCAATACGTTTTTAGAGAATTGAGCTGGATATGGATATTTAGATTTATACTAGAAATTTTCTTACTTGTATTTACTATAGCAAATGCAAGTTACCTAATTAATTTGTTTTGATGGATTCTAGACTAATAAGCGCTAAAAAAGAGATAGAGATAAAGCTAGAGATATTCGATGATCGTGGGTTTACTTTCGATGAGCCATCACACGTATACAGATATAACTCTTCAAAGTTTGATTCGGTAACAACATTTCTTAAAACATTTAAAGTTCCTTTTGACAGGGAATATTGGTCTAAAAGAAAGGCAGACGAAAGAGGTGTTGATGTTTCAGTAGTTCTTAATGAATGGCAGGGTAAGGCGGACGTAGCTAATAGCTTGGGCACTAGAGTTCATAAATGGATAGAAGACTTTTGGAGCGGTAAAGCCCCAATTATTCCTGATGATGAGATATTAAGGGAAAGAATTGAAAAGTTCATGGAGATCCACGATAAAAGACTAAGCGTTTTATTGCCACTTAAATCGGAGCTAAAAATATTTTCTAGAAGATGGAGATTAGCTGGAACTATAGATCAGCCATTTCTTTTTTGGTCGGAAGAACACGATAAGCCATTTTTACTGATTGGAGATTGGAAAACGAACGGGGATTTTAAACATGACGAGCATCCCAAGGGTAGATATAAAAAATTACTTAGACCTTTTTCTCATCTATATGAAAACAATCATAATGAATATTCCATTCAGATTAGTCTATATAGATTGATATTAGAGGAGGAAGCAAATATAGAGACACAGGACGGATTTCTTTGCCATATTGGGCCAGAAGGTCCTGCGAAAGTATATAAGACAAAAGATTTGAGGGAGCCTCTTAGAGCATATCTTAATGACAATAGGGTAGATTTTGATATTTTTTCTATTGATTAGGAAACAATCACACAAAAACAACTAAAATAAATAAATACAAAAAAATAATATGGCAAAGCAAAAATTAGAAGAAACTACATTAGAACTTCAAAACGGACCCGGAGCATCTGCTTCAATTGACTTCGATACTATAAACCAAGAGAGCGGTTTTTCTATCGATAAGGATCTCGTTGAGTCTTTAGAATCCCAAATCAAATCTAGAAAGGAAGAAATTAAAACTAAAGTTTATGCAATAACATTTAGTCAAGAGCTTTTAGCTAAATATGAGGATTACATGACTAATGAGGCTGAATGGAATTCTACTGAAGCTCTAGGGGTTAGAGAAGTAAGTAAGCAAATTCAGAAAATTAAAAAAGAGGGAGTAAAGAATCAGGTTATTTATATGTCTGCTTTACCCCTAGAAGCAAGTCATTATTTTATCTCTAAAGGTAGAGGTAAAGGACTTAAAAGCGCTGAAACCTTTATTGAATTATATAAACCATTCGATCAGGCTTTAAATGATGCTAAGAAAGATGTTTCTGAGATTAAAGACCTCGAACAGCAATTAGGTGCTGCTATGCAAGGGGTTTCTTTAGGATAATTTAATAAACAAAAAAAATCATATAAAAACCGGTTCTTTTTAAGGATCGGTTTTTTGTTGCATTTTACTATAGATATATATAAAGAAATAAAAACAGCTATATGAAAACGATAGAAAAAATTAAAAGTTATTCTTGGGCTATCACCCTATTTTTAACCCTTATCATCCTATTGAGACAATGCGGAGTAAACAGAGACCTAGATAGACTAGAGAAAAATTCTAAAATCCAAAGCTCTTATATGGATTCTCTTTGCACTAAAAACGAGCTAAATAAGATTATTGAGATCGAAGGTCTAAAAGCAGAAAAAAGAATGATTCAATCTACGGACAGAAAAATCATGGATGTTAATCGCCAATCTGAAATAGATCTTGAAATTAAAAAACTTGAAAATTCTAAATAATGGGAAAGAAAACAACGGGCTATTTTATAATAGGTACATTTGTTACACTGTACTTACTTGTTTCAGTAATCTCGACAATACACGTAATAGACTTCTTTAAGCTATCCAATCCAGATTGGTTAGCTGTAAGTTTAGCAGTGGCTTTCGAGATTGGTGCTGCAGCTTCACTTGCTTCGATAATTACACTCGAAAAGATGAATAAGGGTATAGTTTGGGGTCTTTTTATATTATTGACCCTTATGCAAGCTATGGGTAACACATATTACGCATACACGCACCTGGCTAATTTTCAGGGTTGGATAGAATTATTTGGTCTAACTGAAGAGGATCTCATATATCAAAAAAGGGTCCTCTCGATAGTTAGTGGAGCAATTCTACCTATTGTTGCTCTGGGGTTTATTAAATCTTTGGTTGATTACATAAAGCCCACTGATGAAGCAGTCCAGTCTGAAACTGAAGATAAAATAGAAGCTATACTCGAAGAAAAAATAGAGGAGGCACTAGATAATAAAGTCGAAGAGCTAGAGGAAAAAATCGAGGAACTGGAAGAAAAAATAGGTGAAGTTGTCGATGGGGGTGATTCAAACGAGTCAGAGGAACCAGTTGGCGAAATTGTAGAATCATTAAATGCAGGAAGATATAACACAGCGGTTGAAATGGATCCGACAAAAATAAATTAATTTAAAGGTGGCAGATCAAGACATAGCATCATATAACTTTGACGGGGGATCTGCTTTTAGCGACGGCGGGAATCAAATAGCAGGTGGATCTGCAGGATATCCGCTGAACCCCATGTCAGGAACAACAGGGGGATTCGATACTCTCTATACTAATCTAGCGATTAATAGGGATTCTTTACTTAGAATAGAAGCTACATTTAGAGAATTTAACGAAAAACCAGAGCTTAGATTTGTAAAAGAATCATTGGTGGTTACACAAAAAGCTGATACTTTAGATTATCTTGACATTGCATCCTTTTTCCATCCACTTCAAGATTTTTCAGATTTTCAGAAACAAACTTTTACAATAGGACCTTTAAACTCTGTTAACATAGACCCAGGTTCTTTTGAAGGAACTTTAGGAGAAGCATCAATGATAGTAGCAAGAGCATATTATCTACCAGAATCTAAAGCCGATGAGAGAATCCTATTTTGGGACTATAAAGGAAACTCCAGAAATATAATGGGTAAATTTATGGTTCTAACCGGAGCCATAAAAAAAGATCTTCATTGGAAAGGATGGGATTTAGATCCGTTCTCTACATACGGACACACAGGTCCAGCCAATATCGGAAATGGTGGGCTATCCTTTAGTAACCCAACGTCGAAGACGGTTAAATTGACTATAATAACAGCTAACTAATAAAATGGCAACTAAACCAATAATATGCCCATATGACGAAGGAACGGGATTCAGATTCTATAGAGGCAGCCTTGTATTAGATGAGGGTAATAGCATGAAGCTACCAATTTACCTAGATATGAGGGATCTCCTAGAAGAAACCGTATCTTTTAGTAAAAGTAGGGTTACATTAAAAGCAGGAAAATGTTTTCTTCTTCAGCAAACAGATATAGGAGACGATCTTGGATATGTTTCGTTCTTAGGAGTAAAAGCTATATTTCCGTCAACTACAGTGGAGTCAAGAAAATATCTCGAATGGACTTATCTGGGAAATACATATTATATGGGTGAATTAATGGTGCTTTCGGGAAAAAGAATATCAGCTACTGATTCAATTTACGAGGGATGGCTTCTATCTAAACCTGGGGTATATTCAGACCTAGGAGGCATAGTTTTCTGTAATACACATTCTGACATAGATATTAAATTAGAAATCTTAGTGTGTAAGTGATAAAATTCGACACAGTTTAAATATATAGTAAAAAGTTTCTATCCATAACGTGGATATATAAAAAGATTAAAAAAACAAAAGACCATGGATTTTATAAACCAAGTTAAAAAACTAAAAGAACTAACAAAATCGCCAGAGGTTAGACAGATATGCGAAAGCTATCTTAACGGATCATCTGAAATGAGCGAAAGCCAAGTTCTTGCTGCTCTTAACGAGCAAGCTTCAGATATAGAAGCAACACCAGAATTAAAAAATCACTGGGAATCAATAAAGAGCGAACAGATGGGGGCTTCTAAAAAAGCAGCATCATCTTTAATGGAATCATGGGGAGGACTAAAAGCTAATCCATCTTTAAATAATGCTGGTTCATATTTAGATAACGAAAAGAAAGAGGATACTAGCAATTCATTATTAGAAAGCTTAAATAATTTAGCTTCGAATGATGATAGCGCTAAATCTTTTGTTGATGCTCAGGGATTAAAAAATCTAGGAGTTTTAGAATCAATTAACGATCTAAGAGGTCTTTCTATATACGAATACCCTAAAGTTAAAATTGTTTGTGAACAATATGCAAATATCATCGTAAATAAAAACGTACCTGAATTTGCAGTAATTGATAACTTTATTGCTGAATTAGAATCATTCAAATGGGACGTTACAGTTTTACCTTTGATTGAGGGATTAAAAGAGAAATCTACTAAATTCGCTAGAGAGATAGAGGTTTCTAAAGTTTTAGAATCTATTAAGCAAAGTGGAAATAATAGCTTTTATTCTGAGCTTAGCGAGTCATTAAACAACTGGTTAATTTCAGAAGGTAAATCTTCTGGTTTATTATCTAAAGAAATTACTAAATGGTCTTTCAATCCGGTTGTTAGAAATTTAATCAATTACTTAAATGTTAATGAAGCAGCTGATACTAGAAAATTAGAAATCCCTGTTAATGCTCAAGGTGAATCAAAAGTAGGCAGAATTTACTCACCGATCTTAATTGAAGGGGATAAGACTATCTTTGCAATAGGTAACAGCTTATTTGAAGCTCAAGGTGAATCTTTTAGAAAATTAAGTACAAAAGAAATTGGTTCAGTTCCATCTGATTATATCGGATTGGTAAACGCATCGGTTAGATCTTATGTTAGAATTAACGAAAATGGTATCCTAATTCAATTAGGTAAGAAATATGTTAGCTTAGTAGAAGAAAATGAAAGTGTATCTGTTTACCTAGGTAAATCAAAATTAAACTTTAGAAGCGTTGGAGAATTAGGTAAAGTATTAGGATTAGAATCAGCATCTCACTTTGCTGTTAATGAATCTCAGGTAGTTAATGATATCCTTAATCTTTATGTAAACTTCTCTAATATCGTTGAATTAGATTTTGCTAAAAATATAACTTCCAATATTTACGAAGGAGTAGCAATCAACCTTATTAAATGGAATAACGAGATTTATCTTCAGAGAATTAACGAGGGAATGAGAGAGAATTCAATTTACAAAGTAAATGGATCTCAGGCAGTTAAAATGGTTAAGGATTACTTAAGATATGATATCGCTGAAGGATTAACAGAATTCTTAGACGGAGAGCAAAAACTTAAGTCTATTATGATTAATGACAGAACTAAAGTATTAGAAAATATTTCTAGTGTGGAAGATCAAATCAATAAAATTGAGAGCTTAATGGAAAACAATCCATTATATGCTGCTTCAAAAGAAATGAAGACCGCACATTCTTTACTTAATAGCGAACTTTCAGTACTAAGAGAAAAATGGAATCAAATCAATATTGAATTAGATAAAGCTGAAATCACTCCTGAGATCGAAACCCTATCTGAAGATGAGAAATTCAA